GTATGCTTGACATGGTGCGACTCCTAGGTGGCTATGGAATCATGATCGTAACACAAATTCCGAAAGGTTGAAAATGACTCAGTCGCTTCTGACCATCGACATGATCACCAACAAGGCGTTGGAGATCCTGGAGAACAATCTGGTCATCACCCGCAACGTGAATCGTCAGTACGACGATTCGTTCGCCGTCGAAGGCGCCAAGATCGGCGACACGCTGCGCATCCGCCTGCCGGATCGCGCGCTGGTCACCGACGGTGCTGCGCTGCAAGTGCAAGAGGTGCAGCAGCAGTTCACCACGCTGACGATTGCTTCGCAAAAGCACATCGGCGTCAACTTCACCTCTGCCGAAATGGCCCTGTCGCTGGACGACTTCGCTGATCGCGTGCTCAAGCCTCGAGTTTCGCAACTCGCGGCCAGCATCGACGCCGATGTCGCCAACTCGTACAAGGACATCTTCCAGTCTGTCGGCACCCCCGGCACGACGCCGGCCACCTCGCTGGTGCTGCTGCAAGCGCAGCAGAAGCTGAACGAGGCTGCTGCTGTCATGTCGCCGCGCTACGCCACCGTCAATCCGGCGGCCAACGCGGGCTTGGTGGAAGGCATGAAGGGCTTGTTCAACCCAACCAGCACGATCTCGCGCCAGTTCAAGAACGGCATGATGGGCGAAGGCATCCTCGGCTACGAGGAAATCAACATGTCGCAGTCCATCAAGGTGCACACCACCGGCTCGGCCTTGCGCTCGGACACCCCGATTGTCAAGACCACGCTGACCAACGGTGCGACCAAGCTGACGCTGGACAACGTGACCGACGGCAACACGCTGGTCCCGGGCGACGTGTTCACCATTGCTGGTGTGTTTGCGGTCAACCCGCAGACCCGCGAGTCCACCGGCTCGCTGCAGCAGTTCGTGGTGCAGAACACGGTCACCTCGGCTTCCACCGAGTTCGTGGACGTGGACTTCCTGCCGGCCGTGTACGCGCCCACGCAAGCCTTGGCCACGGTCAGCAAGCTGCCGACCGCCAGCGATATCGTCACCTTCTTGGGTGCGGCTTCGACGGGCTATCCGCAAAACCTGATCTACCACAAGGACGCGATCACGTTTGCCACCGCTGACCTGATGCTGCCGCAAGGCGTCGACATGGCCAGCCGGAAGGTTCACAACGGGATCTCGATGCGGATCGTGCGCCAGTACGACATCAACAACGACCGGATGCCGTGCCGGATTGACGTGCTGTACGGGTACAGCGTCATCCGCCCGCAGATGGCCGTTCGCATGTGGGGGTGATGAAAATGCCGAACACCAAAGCAATTGGTGTGGCATTCGAGGATCCCGAACTCGACGGTGCAATCATCGGCAAAGCCGGTGGCACCGCCGGGTTCTACGGAACCACGCCTGTCACGCAACGCTCCAGCGCAGCCCAAGCAACGTCCGCCGTTGGCACTGCCAGCAGCGCGGACGTGACGACTGCCCTCAAGGCCGCCGTCATCGAGATCATGAACACGCTGCAGGCCATCGGTCTGTGGAAGGGTGGCGCATAAGCGCCAGAAAGGAACATCATGTCCAACGCAAACTTTGAAGCGCCCAAGATTGGCGACGGCCAGCAAATGGGCGATGGCAACGTCGAGGAAACCCTCAACGTCGGCCGCAGCGGCCAGCCCGTGCAGATGCAACCCACTGCCACCGGCAAGGTCGGCTTTTACGGCACGACGCCGATCACGCAGCGCACCGCTGCCGTTGCCACCTCGGCAGTCGGCACCGCGTCGTCTGCTGATGTCACCACGACGCTGAAAGCTGCCGTGATTGACATCATGAACACGCTGGCCGTTCTTGGCTTGGCCAAGGCTGCGTGATCAAGGTGCTTCATGCGGGATGCGGTGGGTCGCCGCTTCCCGAATGGATACAGGGTCAGGAGACTCGTCTGGACATTGACCCAGGCGTCTCTCCTGACTTTGTTGCTCCCATGACCGACATGGGGGACATCGGCCAATACCACATCGCATACTGCTCGCATGTGCTGGAACACATGCCGCCGCACGAAATCGTGCAAGCGTTGAGCGAACTGCACCGCGTGCTGATGCCGGGTGGGTTTCTCATCGCTGTGGTGCCGGATCTGGAGGGCATCAAGCCCGACAACACCGTCGTCTACGAGTCGCCAGCAGGCCCGGTCACGGGGCTGGACATGTACTACGGGATGGCCAGACTGGTGCAGAGCAATCCGTACATGGCGCACAAATACGGGTTCGTCCGCAAGACGCTGATCGACTTTGTCGAGCACGCCGGGTTTAAGGTCCGCCATGCTGGCCCGTCCATCAATCACCAACTCATGATCACCGCACAAAGGCCCGTGACGCAATGAAAATCGTCTTGTGTGTGCCTACCCTTACCCGCCCGCATTCCGCGCTTCTGGAGGCCATAGAGGCCGCCGTACCGGCACTGGATGCGGCGGGCATCACGCACCAGATGGTAATGGAGGTGGGCAATCCCTACATCAGCCAAGCGCGCAACGTCATGCTGCGCAAGGCGCTGGATGCGGGCGCGGATCAGATCATCTTCCTTGACCACGACGTATCGTTCCCGCCGGAAGCGCTGCTGAAGCTCATCCAGACGGAAGGCGACGTTGTGGCCGGAACGTACCGTTTCAAGCGGGACGAGGAAGACTACATGGGCTGCCTGTTTACCGACGCGGGTGGGCATCCCATCGTGCGCCTGGCAGACGGCGCTATCCACGCAGAGTGGGTGCCTGCCGGGTTTTTGCGCGTGACCGAAGCGGCAGTCGAGAAGTTCATGCGTGCGTACCCGCACCTCATGTACGGCAAGGCGCACAAGCCGCACGTTGACCTGTTCAACCACGGCGCGCACAAAGGCATCTGGTACGGCGAGGACTACTCTTTTAGCCGCAACTGGAACGACTGCGGTGGATCTATCTGGCTGATCCCCGACGCGGACATCACGCACCACAGCGCCGACAAAGCGTATCCCGGCAACTATCACATGTACCTGCGCCGCAGGCCCGGAGGCGACCTATGCCCGTCATCTACATGAAGCACCCGATCCACGGCACCAAGGTTGCCACGATGGATCTGGAGGCAGAAGAAGATGAACGCAACGGGTGGGAAAGGTATACTCCGGGCGAGGAATCGCCCCAGGTTGCCGTCAACGAACTGACTGCGCGCAGGCGGCGACGGGAGTCCGCCGATGTCTACCACAGCCGGTGACCAGATCAACGCCGCACTGCGGCTGATCGGCCAGCTTGCCGAGGGCGAAACGCCCTCCGCCGCCACGTCACAGGATGCACTGGCGGCTTTGAACCAGATGCTCGATTCGTGGAGCATTGAGCGCCTAGCGGTGTACGCCACGCAGGATCAGGTGTTCACTTGGCCGTCCAACACGGCCACGCGCACGCTCGGGCCGACGGGCAACTTTGTCGGAACGCGGCCGGTGCTGCTGGACGATTCGACGTACTTTCGCGACACCGAATCTGGCGTGTCGTTTGGCATCGCCATGATTAACCAGCAGCAGTACAACGGTATTGCGCTAAAGACCGTGGGGTCGACGTATCCGCAGGTCATGTTCACCAACATGACGTTCCCCGACATCACGATGACGCTGTACCCGGTGCCCAGCAAGGATCTGGAGTGGCACATCATCAGCGTGCAGGAACTGTCGCAGCCCGCGCTGTTGAACACCACGCTGTCGTTTCCGCCAGGTTACCTGCGGTGCTTCAAGTACAACCTGGCCTGCGAGATCGCGGCCGAGTTTGGCGTCGAAGCGCCGCCCACGGTGCAGCGCATCGCCATGTCGTCCAAGCGCAATCTGAAGCGCATCAACAACCCGGATGACCTGATGAGCATCCCGTACAACCTCGTCAACCGCAGGCTGCGCCGGTTCAACGTGTACGCGGGTACGCCGACGTGAAGACGCCCATCCTCGGATCGTCCTATGTGGCGCGGTCGGTCAACGCGGCCGACAGCCGCATGGTCAACCTGTTTCCCGAGGTGGTGCCCGACGGCGGCAAGGAACCTGCGTTTCTCCAGCGGTGCCCGGGGCTGCGTCTGGTGGTCACCGTAGGCGACGGGCCGATCCGTGGGATGTGGAAGTTTGGCGATTTCCTGTACGTCGCATCTGGCGGCAAACTGTACCGCGCTGACGGAAATTTCGCCGTGACGGAACTGGGGCTGATCAACGGCAGCGGGCCGGTGAGCATGTCGGACAACGGCACGCAGCTGTTCGTCGCCTGCAACCCTGACGCGTTCATCTACAACGCCAGCACGGGCGTATTCGCGCAGATCAGCGACCCCGACTTTCCGGGCGCAGTCACTGTGGGCTACCTTGACGGGTACTTCGTGTTCAACGAACCCAACAGCCAGCGGTTCTGGGTTACATCGCTGAACGACGGCACGCAGATTGACCCGCTGGACTTTGCCAGCGCTGAGGGCAACCCGGACAACATCGTGTCGCTGATGGTCGACCACCGCGAAGTATGGCTGTTCGGAAATAACACCATTGAGGTCTGGTACAACGCCGGCTTGGCTGACTTCCCGCTGGCGCGCATTGACGGCGCGTTTATGGAGACGGGTTGCCTCGCCCCGTACAGCGTTGCCAAGCTGGACAACAGCGTGTTCTGGCTGGGTTCGGACGCCCGCGGCAACGGCATTGTGTACCGGAACAACGGGTACAACGCGCAGCGCGTTAGCACGCACGCTGTGGAGTGGCAGATCCAGCAGTACGGCGTGCTCAACGATGCCATCGGCTATTCGTACCAGCAAGACGGGCATTCGTTCTATGTGCTGACATTCCCGACCGCTAACGCGACATGGGTGTTTGACGTCTCCACTGGGGCGTGGCATGAGCGTGCGGCGTGGGATGGGGTGGAGTTCCGTCGGCACCGCAGCAATTGCCAAGCCAATTTCGCCGGCGAGGTGTTGGTGGGGGACTGGGAAAACAGCAACGTCTATGCGTTTGACCTTGAGGTGTACAAGGACAATGAAGAAGTGCAGCGTTGGCTGCGGTCTTGGCGCGCGCTACCCACGGGACAAAACACGCTAAAACGCACGGCGCATTATGCACTGCAGTTGGATTGCGAGTCGGGAACAGGGCTAGTTACTGGGCAAGGCGCTCAGCCCCAAGTTATGCTTCGTTGGAGCGACGACGGCGGCCACACCTGGTCCAACGAACACTGGGCCAGCATGGGCAAGCTTGGCGAGTACGGCAAGCGCGTGATCTGGCGCCGGCTGGGCATGACTATGAAGCTGCGGGATCGCGTGTACGAAATTAGCGGCACCGACCCGGTGAAGATCGCCATTATGGGCGCCGAATTAACGGCGACGCCGACGAGCGCCTGAGATGCAAACGCTGCCCCGCGTCCCAGCATCCCGCGATCCGCTGGTGGACCGTGGGGCAATCACCACGCGCGCGTGGTTTCGGTTCTTCTCGCTGCTGCAAGACAGCATTGGCCAAGCCAGCAGAGAGACGTTCACGCTGGTGCAGAACTCTACTGGCGCAACGCTGCCCAAGGGCACTGTGGTGGGCTTTGCCGGCGTCGGCGCGGCCAACGTATTGTCGGTGTCCAAGTACCTTGCTGACGGCTCCACGCCGTCGCTGTACATCCTCGGCGTGCTGGACGAAACCATCCCCGACAGCGGCTCCACGGGCCTGTGCAGCGTCTGGGGGAATGTTAGCGGCATCGACACCAGCGCGTTCAACGTGGGCGACATCCTGTACGCCAGCCCCACGGTGGCGGGTGCGTTTACCAACGTCAAGCCCACGGCGCCGGATAACGTAATTCCGATGGCGGCAGTGCTAGTGGTCAACGCCACTGATGGCGTGATTTTCGTGCGGCCGACGATCGAGCAGCAGAAGTATTACGGCGAGTTCACTAAGACCACGGACCAGACTCCCGCTTCGACGAACACGGCCTACGCGCTGACGTTCGACAACACCGAGATTGCTGAGGGCGTCAGCATCGGCTCGCCTGCGTCGCGCATTGTGGTGGTGCAGTCTGGCCTATACCAATTTGACGCCACCGTTCAGATCGGCAGCAGTAGCAGCAGCGCCAAGACGGTTTGGCTGTGGTTCCGCAAAAACGGCACGGACATTGCCAACTCTGCTAGGTTGGTGACAATCAACATCAACAACGGCTACGTCCCGATGGCGCTGGCCGAGTTTTTTTCGCTTGCCGCCAACGATTACATCGAGATCATGTTTGCCGCAGACGCTACGGCCATCACGGTGGATAATGTCGCAGCCACGGCTTTTGCGCCAGCAGCACCTGCCGTCGTGCTGGCGGTAAGCCAGATTCAACAGTGAGAGCACCATGAGCGTTTCGCTTTCCCCATACGCTGGCGCCGGGGCGCAGTTCTTCGACAACAACGGCAACCCGCTGGCCGGGGGTAAAATTTTTACTTATGCCGCCGGCACGACGACGCCGCTAGCAACCTACACGGATTACACGGGCAACACGGCTAATCCCGTGTATCCGGTGGGCATCGTGCTGGACAGCGCCGGACGAACGCCCGCGCAGATCTGGCTGACGGAAGGATCGTCGTACAAGTTCGTGCTGGAAACGGCTCTTGGCGTCACGATCAAGACCGACGACAACATCTTTGCGTCGTACGAATTGGCCAAAGCCGTCGGTATTGCTGTCGGTTTGGGCGCCGGCAGCGTTCCGACCAACATCGCTGTGGGCGACACGGCGCTGGACAGCAACACCACGGGCTCCAACAACACCGCAGTGGGCTACAACGCCCTGACGGCCAACACGGACGGCTTCCAGAACACCGCCGTTGGCTCCGAGGCGCTGGATGCGAACACCTCGGGCGACTACAACACTGCGGTGGGCTTCCAAGCGCTGACAGCGGCCAACATTGCAAACTACAACACTGGCGTGGGCTATCGGACGCTAAATGCGGCCACTACCGGCGCAAACAATACTGCGTTGGGTAGCGATGCGCTGTTGTTGGTGTCCACGGGCTCTAACAACGTGGCGGTGGGGTACTCGGCGCTGGACGCTTACACCGGCAGCGATGCCGTGGCCGTGGGGGCTCTTGCGCTGGGAGCAAACACCAACGGCCCAGGCAACACTGCGGTGGGCAGAGGTGCGGCGCAACTGGTGGTTACGGGCGCGTACAACGTTGCCGTTGGGTGGGCTGCGCTGGATGCGGCTACCACCAGCAACAACGTAGCGGTTGGTGCAGACGCCTTGGGCGCACTGACAAGTGGGGACAACAACACCGCAATAGGGTTTCAAGCCGGCAGTTCTATTGTGTCCGGCAGCGGAAACATTGTTATTGGCCATAGCGCCGCCGCATCATCCTCAAGCGTCAGCAACGAAATGACGCTGGGCAGCACCAACATTACGTCAATGCGCGTGCCGGGTTTGTTTATGACGGTCGGTCAGAAATGGATCAACAACAGCACACTCACGGTGGCGATTTTGCTTGCTAGCGCGCCAGCTGCTACTGTCGGCGCAGGCGCTCGCGCCGTAGTAACGGACGCCAGCGCAACGACTTTTCATTCGATCGTAGCCGGCGGCGGCGCGAACGTCGTGCCCGTGTTCAGCGACGGCACTGATTGGCGGATTGGGTGAGGTGAATCATGGCAAAGCTAACGTCAAAAGGCACTTACGCCGTTTCTGACTGGTCGAACGTTGACGCCCTGTTTCCGAAAACGCGGATGGGGACTGGCGCGGAAGACTCTGACGTCACCTACCAGAATGACGCCTACACGCAATTCAAGAACCTAGAGAGCGGCTACTGGCTCCAGTTTTTGCCGCAACTTGGGTTTACTGGGCCGACTACCAAAGAGGTTGTCAACTTCCCCGGCACGGTAGACGAAGAAAGAACGACGACGATTTCCGACGAGGCCGCTGCTGCAATCCAGCAGTTCAAGGCGCAAGGTTACGATGTTGTCATCAATCCCAATAAGATTGATTCTGGCAGCAAAAGCGTAACCGAATTTGCGTTTAAGACGCCAGATGGCAAGTTTCAAAAGACTTGGGAATACACCGGTGGCGCATGGTACGAGCAAGTTGCTCCGTACCTTGGGCTTGTGCTGCCCGGAATTCTCGGCATGGCGGGCATCAGCGCCGGCAGTCTTGGCGCGTCTATTACCGGGCAAACGTCCAACGCTCTGTTAAACAACGCGGTCGGCGGCGCGATTATTGGCGGCGCAAAAGAACTGATTACCAGCGGCGGCGATGTTGAGTCCGCCATCAAGGGCGCGCTGACTGGCGGCGCGCTGGGTGCTGCGGCAGAGTTGGCGCAGCCATACATCAAGGACGCCGCAAACGCGCTATCCAATCTGACCGGCGAACAAGTCGCGCAGTTGGCCAGCACCGATGTTGCGGCGACAGACGTTGCCGGCAGCGTGGGCGACGTGGATGTGGGTGGCGTGGGGGATGTGGGTGTGCCCGCAGGGGTTGAGCAAATTGCTTCTGTGGCTAACTTTAGCCCAGAGGCAATGCAAACCTACGCTAACGAAATCGCGGCGGGCGCATCCAGAGATCTTGCCTACACAAGAGCAGTGTTGGTGGAAAACCAGCTGCAAGCCGCGCAGTCTATTTACGACCGCACCATGACCCCAGACGTGGCAGATGCCATGTTGGCTGGGGGATCTGCACCGCCAGTGGTGAACAACCTGGCCGGAACGGCGGCGCCAGTTACGCCTCCGCCTGCAAATGCGTTGACCGGCGGAACCATTACTCCAGAGGTGGCAGATGCCATGCTGGAGAACAATCTGACGACGCCGATTTCCGTTACCCCACCCGGCGGCGTGGCAACCGTTGATTTGACTGCCGGCCAAACCGCCGGGCAAGCCGCAGGCGCAGGCACTGTTGCCGACACCGGAGCCGGCCTTGGTGCCGCAGGCACTGCCGCAGGCGTAGCGGGAGCGGGTGTGGCGGCCGGTGCTGCCGGAGCCGGCACGGCAGCGGGCGTGGGCGGCCAGATGACTGCAGCCGATATTGCAGGACTAGACCCCAACCTCACGCTAGGCGGCGGCTCTGACGTGCTAGGCGGCACTGATGTCGGCGGCGGCACAGGCGCAATCATCACGGGCGCAGCAGGCGGCGCTGGTGCGGGCGCTGTCACTGCGGGTGGCGCTACTGCCGGCCTCACCGGCATCCCCGTCGTCGACGACTTCCTCAAGTACATCGGCACGCCCGCAGGCGCTGCGGCGCTGGGTGCGTTCGGCAGCTTGGCAGGCGGGTATCTGACGGGCCAGGCGGCGAAAGACGCGGCAAACATCCAAGCGCAGTCGGCGGCAAACGCTCTCAAACTGCAGCAAGATCAGTTTGATTACCAGAAAAGCCTGCTGGAGCCGTATCGCGCGCGTGGCGAGTCTGCGCTGAACCGCTTGGCCGGCGTGATGGGCCTCGACGGCCAACCCGCCCAGCCCCAGCAACTGCTGGACATGGACCCCGGCTACGCTTTCCGCTTGGGCGAGGGCATGAAAGCGCTGGAGCGCGTGCAGGCCGCGCGGGGCAACATGCTGTCTGGCGGGGCGATCAAGGCAGGCCAGCGGTACGCGCAGGACTTCGCCTCGGGCGAGTACGGCAACGCGTACAACCGGCTAGCCAACATCGCCGGATTGGGGCAAACTGTCGGCGGTCAGTTGGGCTCTGCGGCCCAGCAGTTTGGCCAGACGGCAGGGGAAACGATGTCTCAGGGCGCGAATGCACTAGCGGCGGGGCGGATCAATCGCACCAGCGGTTACATGGGTGGCGTCGGTGGCGCTGTAGGCGCCTATCAGAACTACCAGAACCAGCAGCAGCAGAATCAGTTGTTCGGAAAGTTTATAGACATCTACGGCCGCTCCGTCGGCGTTGGGGGCTGACATGCCGATTGACGCAAGCATCATCTCGCAAGCGCGAAACATTCCGCAGATCCGGTATCAGCCGGAGTCGCAGTTTGAGTCGTTCGCCAAGATCCAGCCGACGCTGAATGCGATGCAGCAGATGAAGCAGCGTGCGGTTGCGGCTCGCGGTGCGGCTGAGATTGAAGATTTCATGCGCTCTCGCGGGCATAACATCAACCTTGGCGAGCTTGGCGCCTTGATGGTGCGCGTTGGCAAAACTGAAGAAGGCGCAAGGCTAATTGCCGCAGACAACGAGCGAAAGCAAATAGAAGCGGCGCTTGGCGGCATGGGGCTTGGCCAACAGGCCACCGAGCCGACTGGCGTAAATGCTATGGCTGCCGCGCCGTCCGCAAACGCGATGGCACAGCCCGCTGCGGCGCAGCCTTCTGTCCCGAGTCAGGCGGTCACTGCGCCTCCTATGCCGGCTACCGCGCCGAGCATGGCTACGCAGGGTCAGCCCGCAGGCTTTAGGACGACGCCGCGGCAACTGGCGCAACTGGCGGCAAGCGGGCAAGCTGGCGCTAGGGTTGCAAGTGCGATGGCGCCGTTTGCGGAAAAGCCGCAACCCGTACCGGAAAAATTACGCCTGATGCGGCAATTTGGTTTTCCGGAAACCCAAGAAGGTTATCGGCAGTTTGAAGAATTTAGTAGGGCGCCGCAAGATACCAGAACGTCTGACGAAAAGAATTACGAAACAGCGCTCAAAGGCGGGTTTAAGGGGTCGTTTTACGAGTACCTGACTGGATTGCGCAAAGCTGGCGCTCCGAACACATCGCTTAATTTGGCTACAGAAAAAGCAGAAAAAGTTGCCCGCGCACAACAATTAGTGAAAGACTACGATCAAGTTTCACAGACTGCCAGAAACGCTAGGCGATCTTTGACATCAATTGAAGGCGCACAGCGCGTTCTTGACAGAGGTTTTACAACTGGGTTTGGAACGGAAACTATTGGCGTTGCAGCATCTGTGCTTGCTTCGCTCGGAGTTCCTTCGGCAGAAAAATACGCCACCAATTCACAGGCATTTTTGTCAGCAGCAAGAAACGTTTTGCTTGACCGCCAGTTGGATCAAAAAGGCCCGCAAACAGAAAACGACGCAAAACGCATTGAGGAATCTTTTGTCAGGCTTGGGAACACTACTGCGGCAAACAAATTCATTCTTGCCGTCGCCAAGGCTCAGGCGGAAATGGCATCAGCGCAGCAAAAAGCGTATTCCGCATACTATCGGAAAAATGGAACTTACGATGGCGCGGAAGAAGAATGGCTTGCCGGAGAAGGAAGCAAGTCTATTTTTGAACATCCGTCAATGAAACAGTTTTCTGATGCTGCGGCAGAGCCAACTGGCCGACCTTCGCTAGAGCAAATATTGGGTCCGCGTCCTGCAAATCTTGGGAAATAGCCGTGGCCGACTTGCGTGATCAAATTAATTCAGCCCGGCGCGCCGGTTATTCCGACTCGGATATTGCGGATTTTCTCAAACAAAGAGATCCCAACATCGGAAAAGCTCTGGAAAGCGGCTATTCGGCAGATGAAGTAATGCAGCATTTGGCACCGCCGCCGACCGTAATGGAACGCGCTGTCCGCCAGACTGGTATTGCTGCTCGCGGCGCTGCGCCTGGGGCACTAGGCGCCACTGCTGGTGGCGCATTAGGCGCCGCCATCGGCGGCCCGCCTGGCGCCGCAATTGGTGCGTTGGCCGGCTCTCTGTACGTCCCCGCCGCAGATGCGCTGGCAAGCGCATACCGAGGCATCACTGGCAGGGATGTAAAGCCGTTGTCGCAGGCCATTTCTGAACGCCTTCCCGGGCCGCGTGCCGAAACTTCGGTCGAGCGCATGGTAGAGGCCGCTGGCTCTGCGCTTGGCGGCACGGTGCCACAAGTTGCCGCAGGGCAACGCATGGCGCAAATGGCCGGAGGCGCCGGCGCCATAGGACGCGAAGTAAGCCGCGTGCCTCTGACGCAGGTTTTGGCCGCGCCCGCCGCCGGCGCTGCGGCGCAAGGCACTGCTGAGGCCACTGACAGCCCTTTGGCTGGCGTTGTCGCTGGGGTTGCAACCGCAGCGATTCCCGGATTGCGAGCCACCAAACGCGAGGCGGCGCCTACGGAAGCTGAACTGAAGGGTCGGTCTAAAGCAAACTACGACATTCTTCAACAGTCAGGATTGCAGCTTTCTAACTCTCAATTTCGCCAATTTGCAAATTCTTTGCCGGCGCAGCTTCGTGTTTCGTCGGGTTACGTCCCCGCGGCGTATCCAAAAATTTCCGCAGTGATTGGCGAAATGGTTAAAGGTGGGCCAAAAGATGTTGCTGAATTGCAGGCGTTGCGAAAGATGATTGCCGGCGCAGGCAAAAGCGCGGACGCGCAAGAGAGGCTAATTTCTCATGAATTGCTTGACGCATTCGATGATTACGTCTTGAACGCTCCGCCAAGCGCAATTGTTGGTGGCGATAAAACCGCCATTAAGTCGTGGAATGAAGCGCGCGCCGACTACGCAAAGATGAAAAAAAGCGAAATTTTTACCGACATGATTGAAAAGGCGGAACTTGACACGGCCAGCAAGGTTGCGTCCCTTAGTCGCCAGCTTTCTTCCTTGGCGCGAAACGACAAACGCATGAGGGTGTTTACGGCCGATGAACGCAAGGCTATTGAAGCGGCGGCTAAAGGCGGAAAGATGCAAGACATGCTCAACGTTGCCGGCAAGTTCACTCCGATGACGCCCGCTGCAGCAATTTTCGCAGCCGTTGCGCCGTATGGAGCCGCCGTCGCCACTGCAGGCCTAACGTCGCGTGAACTTGCTACGCGCCTCAAACAGCGCGACATTGGTCGCCTATCGCAACAAATGCGTCTTGGGCGAGAACCTTCTGTTCTTGAGTCGCCACTGGCAAATATTCCAATCATGTCTGCCAGAGGATTGCTTTCCGGCCAAAATGAATTGATTGAACCAGTCCGCAACCGCAACGCCCTCACTCAGTGACATGGACACCCAAACCCTATTCAACGTGGCCGTCACGCTGGCAGGCGGCATGGGCGGCTGGATACTGAACAACATCTACCAGTCGATCCGGATGCTGGACAAAGACGTGCGTCAGATGCCGAGGTTGTACGTCACGAAGGAAGACTACAAGGCCGATGTCGCGGAGATCAAGCAGATGCTGAGCAAGATCTTCGACAAGTTGGACGAAAAGGCAGACAAGCGGACATAAGATGCTGGCAGAACTCGCCGCAGCCAACGCCGCCTACGCAGTAATCAAAGAGGCCATCAGCAACGGTGGTGACATCCTGGCGGCGGGCTCGAAGCTCGGCGAGTACTTTGGCCTGAAGAGCGAGATCTCAAAGCGGGCCAGCCAGAAGGGCAACGGCAGCGAAGAGTTCTGGGCACTTGAGAAACTGCGCCAGCAGGAAGAAGACCTCAAGATTCTGATGATCTACCAAGGCCGTCCTGGCCTGTGGCAAGACTGGCTGGAGTTTCAGTCTCGGCAGCGCAGGGAGCGAGAAGCCGAGGAGTTGCAGGAGCGGCTGAAGGTTGCTCGACGCAAAGAAGTCGTTCAAGCGATTTTGGTTGCACTGATGGTTGCGGTCATCGGTCTGTCGTTGATTGGCGTCGTTCTGATGGCGGCGATTGCATCGAGGAAAATGTGATGCGATGGCTCATTCTGTTTGTGCTGCTGACGGTGGTAGGGTGCGAGGACCGCTTCCGCTACCCATGCCAAGACCCGGCCAATGCCGGGAATCCCGAGTGCCAACTTGAGGCCTGCAAGGCCACCAGAACCTGCGCGGAGATGATGACCAATGGACCGCAAAAGTGACCTCGACGCGTGGCTGCGCTTCATCGTCGGCGTGACGCTGGCGCTGCTGCTGGCTATCATCGTGGGCGTGGTACTGTACTCCCTAGTCTTCGTCACGCAACCGCTCGATGCGCTGGCCCCAGCGGACAGTGAGTTCTTCAAGCTGATCACCCCATTGGCGACTTTCATCGCAGGCGCACTGGGCGGGGTCATGGCCAGCGGCAACGGCAAGTCGAAGTGCAAGGAGAAGGACGATGCTTGAAATCCTTGGTGGCGGTGTTCTCGGCAGTCTGCTGGGCGGCGTGTTCCGCCTTGCGCCCGAGGTGCTGAAGTGGCTCGACAAGAAGAACGAGCGCAACCATGAGTACAGCATGTTCGACCGCCAGTGCGCCCTTGAGCAGCAGCGCGGCGAACAGAAGCTGGCCGAGATCGGGGCGCAGCGCGAGGCCGCTGTCGACACTGGCGCAATGGATGCGTTCAACGCCGCCATCCAGCAGCAGACGCAGATGGTGAAGGCCGCAGGCGGGTGGGCGGCCAGTCTGTCGGCGAGCGTCAGGCCCATCGTCACGTACTGGATCTTGCTGATCTGGTCGTTCGTGCATGTCTGGTTCGCGTGGCAGTCTTGGCGGGCCGGGATGCCGCCCGAGCAAGTGTTCAAGCTGGCGATGAGCCCGGACTTCAGCGCGCTGGTGGCGGGGACGCTCAACTACTGGTTCCTCGACCGCACCCTGTCCAAGAGGGGCCTGTGAAACTCGACCTCGCGGCAGACCTCTGCCGCCATTTCGAGGGCTTTTCGTCGAAGCCCTACATCTGCCCGGCTGGGTACGCCACCATCGGCTACGGCACGGTCTACAAGCCCGGTGGCCAGAAGGTGACGATGCAGGATCTGCCGATATCCAAGGCGCTGGCCGAGGAGTGGCTGATCCACGAACTGCGGCATACCTACGCACCTGGCGTACTGCGGGCCTGCCCTGCGGCGGCCGCCAACGAGCGCGTGTTCAACGCGCTGGTGGACTTCTGCTACAACTTGGGCGTCGGCCGGCTCCAGACGTCTACGCTGCGGCGCGTGGTGAATGCGGGTGACTGGCAGGGCGCGAAAGAGCAGCTGATGCGCTGGACTCGAGGTGGCGGCCGAGTGTTGCCGGGACTGGTTAAGCGCAGGGCGGCGGAGTGTGCGCTAATATAGGCTCCAGCACGCGCATCTGCCCGCATTCCATCCTGCGGACAATCCGTTGCTCGGCGAGATGCGGGGTTTGGATGACTTAGGCATCTGGATGGTTCCAGTGGTAGACGTGGTGCCTGCTGACTTTTTCGCAGCGCAACAAGCCCTCCTCTTTCATGAGGCGCAGCCACCAGTGCAGCGCGGTGCGGTCCATGCCCGTCAACTCAGATAGCTCGGCTATCGTGCGCGGTGCGCGGACCAACAGCCCCAGCATGTCCACGATTTTTGACCGATTGGGTGCAATTCTGGTCACTTGGTATCCTCATTTCGCACGGAACGCCCTCCAGTTCCCAGGGACCAGTCCATGTCTGCCGCTCATGCGGCGGGTCGGTGCGGCGTCGGCAGGTTGCGCACTCTGGCAGGTCAGTGCCCAGGCAGCGGGCAACGGCGGCGGGGAGGGTCATGCGACGCTCCCATACACATCACGCAGCGCATCACTGATTTTGCGTGCAACGGCTCGCCAGTCTGCAATCATCTTGCGCCTGCGGGCCGCGTAAATCCACCACGGGTAGAGATGGGCTTTCATCTTGCGGATGCGGGTGCGTTGCTTCATGGCTTGCTCCTTGCGCGGATGACCGCCTCAACCTCCAAGCCTTCCGAAATCTGCGTGCCGAGGTGGTCCAGCAGGTCTTCGATGGTGTCGCCGTGGCCGGTGGCGTAGCCCATGCTGCGCATCCAGTGGGCGACTTTCTCGCGCTCTGCTGCGGCACCGGCTCTGCCTGCAAGGGGGGGTGGCAAATTGCCCCCTCCCTTTGGCTCATCCTGCTGCGCCAGCGCGGCGCGGAGGGCGTCAATTGCTTGGCTTGTCTTCCAAATAGACCGCGTTTGCTCAACGTGGTACTCCATCGCCTCCAGCGCCTGTTGGGCGGCGGTTCGTAGGTTACTCATCCCGCCACCCCCAGCGCCACAGCCAGCGCAGCAATGGTGACCGCAGCGGCCACCCAGCACAGCACCTCAAACACCACGTCGCGCTTCGGCCGAGGCGAGTCCTCCAGCGTACAGGCCTCGCGGTACGGGCAAGAGCGGCCCTGTTCGCACAGGCCGTCGCAGCAGTTTCTGTCGGTCATTTGATCCTCCTTGCCGGCACCGCCAGCAGCCAACGGTCACCCAGCAAGCGGATCGCGCGGATCCACTGCCGGGTGTTGTGTCGATCCGTCCGGCGGTCGCCGGATGCCCACAGGGCGCGTGCGCGGCGCAGCATCCGGGTGTTCACTCTGCTTGCTCCTCAAAACGCGTCACGCGGAAAGTGCCGAACGGGCCACGCTTCTCCGGGCGGAAGTCGCCGATGCCAATGCTCAGGCCGGACTGCTCCAGCAGCATCTGCGCGTCTTCGACCTTCATCAGAGTATCGTCCACGCCGATGCTGAACTTCAGCCCCCAGCAGTCAAACCTGGGGCGGTGCCGCATCACGCGAC